CGAAGCGCACCGGCGCGGAGCCGTTGCCTTCCAGGCTCGCGGTGGTCGAGTAGACGGTCCCGCCGAGCGAGATCCGCCCCGGCTGGTAGGGGCGGCGGTTCCGCTTGTCCATGCCGTTCCCGGCGGGATTCGTGATCGTGATCGTCGTTGCGGATGCGAGCGGCACGATGCCGAACGCCGACTCCGGCAGCAGCTTGACCTCGCACTGGTTCGTCTCGGGGATTGCACCGTCGGTGACGTTGCCGCCGGCGAACACCAGGTAGACCGGGTCGCCGGACAGGTGATCCCCCTGCACCGAGTCGAGCACCCCGCGGTAGATGTTTGAGAGCCGCACGTTGAGCCCGACGATCTGCGCCGCCAGCGGCAGCATGAACTCGTCGCCGACCATGATCAGGTTCACCAGATTCGTTCCGACGTCCACCGGGTCGGTGCTGTCGGTGAACGCTGCCTCGATGATCGCCTGCGTGTCCGGCGACGGGTCGATGTCGAGGATCGACAAGGGCACCGCGGAGCCCTCGTCCAGGTTGTTCAGCAGCGCACCGATCAGGATGAACTGGGTCGCGTCGCCGAGCTGGGTGAAGGATCCTCCCGGCGCCCCCACCGCGTTGCGCTGCCAGATCTGGAAGCTGGCCGCGAAGGTTGTCCGGCGGCCGCCGCACCAGACATAGGGCTGCAGGCCCTCGGGCGCGCGGTAGGAGATCGCGCGAGGCGACTCGAACGCCAGCTGCTCGCCGGCAGGGAACGCGCCGGGGGTGCCCTGCGGTGGCGTCCACTGGCTGGATGGCGGCGTGCCGAACCCGCCGACAGCGTAGTAGAACACATCCTCCACCAGTTCGAGGGTGATCGCCTCGGCCCGCAACCTGCCGTAGTCGATCTCGGTCACCCGGAACGCGACCTTGGCGCCCTCGTGCCGGTCGTCGGTCCACGCGATCACGGCACCGATGGTCAGATCCCAGAACTCGCGGGTGACGGTCACGCGCGCGCGGATCAGCGGACGCGACAGCGTCCGCAGGGTGCGCCACGCGATGTCGTTCGCCAGGTCGGCGTCCATCACGCCTGGGAAGCTTTCCGGCGCCGAGATCGCTCGGCCACCGGTCACCACGCCTTCGCCCTGGATCATGGCGTTGGCCATGTTCTGGGCGACCGCCACACCGTCGGCGTAGTCGTCGGCGCGGTTTGTGTACGACACGTTGACGACGTTGGTCGTGCCTTCCCACGAGCCAGGCTTGTACTCCAGCACGTCGAGCGGGCTCGACAGCTGCGGGATGGTGTTGATGTCGTAGTCGGCGCGCGCCAGCTTGCACTGCCACTTGCCGGTCCTGACGTTGAGGAAGATCACGCCGCCGATCTGGCGGTTGAGATCGGCGAGCAAGTCGGATGCGTCGCGCTCCCTGTCGACGATCATCGACACCCCGTTGCCCTCGGCGAGCAGGACTGAAGCCGCCGCGGTGAAGCTAGCGAGATCGATCGACGCGGCGGGGAACTTGTAGCCCCACTCCTGGTTCGTCAGGATCTCGAACGCCCAGTTCATCGGGTTCGCATCGAGGCCGCCGTTGACGCCAGCCGTAGCGAGACCCAACGGGTTCGGGATCCGGCGCACCTCGAACGACCACGGCGCGACCGAAGTGCTGTTGCCGATATAGCCGTGCTCGAACGTCGCGTAGGCGGTGCCGGTCCATCGCGGCGTCGTGCCGCCGACCTGCTGCTCGGTCGTCGAGTGCAGGTAGGCGTTCACGGTCTGGGTGGTGGTGCCGTGCCGCCAGCTGACCACCCCGACCACCCCGCCCGAACCAAGCTCCTCGCCACCGAACAGCTCCGGCTCGTCGATCGTCAGGCTTCCCTCACCGGGGATCGATCCGGCGAAGACTTCGTCTTCGTTGATCCAGATCCGCAGCAGCTCGACCGGCCAGTCGTCGTCGCCGCGGCATACCGCGAACTGGATCCCGACGAAGTATTGGAACCCGCGGGTGATCCTCGAGCTCGAGAAGAGCCCTGTCTTGACGCGTTCGGTGATCGCGACCTGGGTGAAGTCGCCATACCACACCACGTTGGCGCCGCGCTGGCGCGCCGTGCCGATCAGCAGCGGCACCTTGCGGTCCTGGGTCGCGGTCGGAAACGAGAAGTCGCCGAGGCTCTTCGGGCGCGCGTTCTCGATCTCGGGCTTCGGCCGCAGCAGCTCCGCCGCGACGAACAGAGCCGCGGTGATCGCCAGAGTGATGAAGAACGAGTGCGCGACGCCTGGTTCCAGAGGCGCTCCGAACAACGCCGACACCACCGCCAGCGCGACCGCGAGCTCGAACGGGTTCGGCTTTCTCACAGAAGGCCCGCCGAAAAGATGTTGCGCGAGGGGATGAACGGCCAACCACCGAACTCGATCACATTCCCAAACACGTTCAGGCAGTCCGAGTCGATCACGTGATCGCATCCCTTGAACGTGTCCACCATCGTCGAGAGCACGGGCTGCTTGAAGGGCAGGTCGAGAGTCAGCACGTCACCGACCTGGTCGACGATCAGCCGGAAGTCCGAGACTCCCTGCGGCTTCACGTAGCCAGCGATGAACTGTGTCGGGAAGGCGCTCGTACCGGGGACCGTGATCTCGGCACCGTTCTCCGCCGTCACCGACGCCGACACCTTGTGCAGGTTCGGATCGACGTTGCAGCCTGGCCCGTACAGGAAGTGGTTGCACTGCGCTGAGAACCCGTAGCGCGGCACCGATCGGTTGCGCGCCGCTTCCAGCGAAGCCGTCTCGATCACCGCTTCGAGGCCTTCGTCGGGAAACCCGACGTTTCGCACCGTGCCGAAGAACTCGAGCGCCAAGGTCGTGCCGATCGACGGCGACTCGTCGCGCTGCACGCGCACCACGGTCACGCTCCCCGGCAGACCTGGGGCGCGCAGCTGCCACTTCACAGCGAACGGATTCGTGGCCGGCAGCCGAACCTGGATCGACCCCTTGCCGCTGTCGCGCCCCTGCTTGACCGACGTGCGCTGTAACCCCGGCTCGGGTTCGTAGTCGATGCCGTCGACGGTGATCAGGTCCTCGGAGCTCGTGTAGAAGAACTCCTCGGCTCCGATCGCGAACGTGTAGAGCTCGACAGGCTGCGAAAGCCGTTGACTCGATTCGAGCTGGTCGAAGGTGCTCATGGGGTTTCGAAGACAGCGACCAGAGGCATGGACACGCGCGCGAGACCGATGCGCTGGTGCTGGATCCGCACGCGCGGCGTCGCCATGCGCACCAGCTCGACGAACTCGACGCGCACCACCTCGGCCACCGTCTTGTTCACGCCCCAGGTGGTGTTCAAGGTCAGCTCCTCTTCATCGACCGACAGCTCGATCGATGAAGTGATCGTGCGCGCCAGGCTCGAGCCGTCGTCGAAGGTGATGATGAACGTGGCGAACGGCTCGCGCGACTGCGCGAAGCGGGTGTAGCCGACGTTCTGCACCGTCATCGTGCTACCGCCGCTCGCGATGTTCTGCGTCACCGTCAGATCGTCGTCGAAAGTCGGGATGTAGAACGGCGTCTGTGTTCCGCGCAGCTCGATCAACAGACGCCTGATGTCGATCAGCTCGGCGCGGCTCGATGCCAGGAACGTCTTGGGGTGCGATCGTTTGTTGACGTCCCAGACCGGCTCCTGGAACGGCACTCCGACCTGGTTATCGATGCCGACTACCCGGATCCGGCGCTCGATCGCGATCGATCCGTCGATCAGGTTGCAGTCGTCGAGCAGCACCAGCGAATTGAGACTCGAGAACGCCGACACGTCACCGGTCAGCGCCCCGGTGTGGTTGTCGAGCACGACGAACCGCATGCGGAACTCCTCTAGGTTCACCGGCGGCCGACCCCCGCGCACGATCGGCGGCCCGTTCGTCAGGCGCACCGGCATGACCAGGTCGCCGATGTCGAACGACTGCTGAATCGCGCTCACGAACGTGATCGTGGTCGCGGTCTTCGACGCCACCGTCAGCACGTCGAACACCTCGTTGCTCTTGAGGAGCGTCGCCAGCCCGCCGACCCGCAGGTCCACGTCGGTGGTGGAATCGACCGAGACCACGAAGCCCGAGCTGACCGGGGCGGTGATGAACATCCGCTCATGGCGGAGCGCCAGCGCGAACTGCCTGGACTGCCAACCGAACAGCAACACCTTCAGCCGTTGCTTGTCCCGTTCGTCGAGCAGGCAGCGCATCTCGAAGATCTGCACGGGGAAGGAACCGCGCTCGGCGATCCGTTGCTCGGTGCCGTTGAACCGTTCGAGCACCTGGCCACCGAAGTCGAGCTCCTCGTCGAAGTCCTGCTCGTAGTCGAACGACACCAGCGCGATGCGGCTGCCCTGCACGCGCAGCATCAGCAGACCGCCCGGCGCGAAGGTGAAGTCGAGCGTCGCGTTGAACTGCGCCGGGCCCTCGGGCGTCGCCTCCACCGCCAGCGGGACCGGGTTCAGCCTCGTCGAAAGCGGGCTCAGAATCGACGAGAACGCGCCCATCACGAACGGCAGCGACGGCAGGTCGGGGATCGACACGCCGGCGCCGGCGTTGTTCACAAACGTCGTCAAGACCACCGACTGCCGGTAGGCGTTGAACAGCTCGAACGTGCCCTGCACCGTGGTGATGATGTTCCCGAAGTTGATCCCCGGCTCCCGCGGCAGGATGTGCACGTGGTCGAACCACGGCACGCCGGGCGTCGTGTCCTGGACCTCGGCGAACTGCAGCACGCCCGACGGCGGTGGCGGCGTGATCCCGCCGGCTGTCAGGAAGACGCCTTCGCCGACGTCGTCTTCGACGTAGGCCGCGACAGGTTGGCGCCGGCGAGCTCCCGTGACCGTGACCTTGCCGCCGGTGTGCGGCAGCGGCGCCGGCGACATCGGAAACGGCCCGTAGTCTGAGAGAAAGCCCGGGAAGTCGGCCATCAGGGGATCTTGCGATAGGCCATGCCCTGAAACCGCGTTTCGTTACCGCCGCCGAGGTTGTTGCGCCAGCTCGGGAACAGGACGTAGGTCTGGCCGCCGACGTCGACCTCGTCTCCCGGATTGAACCACTCGATGTTCACGCCGAACACGTCGGGCATGTGCCCGAGCGGGTAGACATGCGTCGGGCTCGGCACGATGTTGCGGTAGTACAGAGGGATCGAGTACATCGGGATCAGGCCCGCTACCGCCTGCGCGCTCGGGCGCGCGAAGAACCGCGCCGGCAAGCCACCGCGGAACCCGCCCTGCACGAAGTGCCGATCGTCGCCGGCGCGGTCGGTGCCCTGGAAGGCTGCTGTCGAGTCTGCCCAGACCAGATACCACTCCTCCGCCGCGGTCTGGCCAGCAAGCAACTCGGCGTGCAGCGTTGCGACGAACGGCGTCATCGCGGTCCCGCTCGCCAGACCGTCGAGCAGGATCGAACCGTCGATCATGATGCCCGTCGACGCGACTCCCGACCGCTTGAACCCGTAGCAGTAGGCGCCGCCGGTGTAGGTCCCGAGTTTGACCAGGTTCCCCATGCCGAACGACACGATCTGCGACGGCGGCCCGACGTTCACCTCGACGCACACGTGGCAGTAGTAATCCTCCTCGAAGAACCAGTAGCGCATCGTCGAGTTGACCAGCGCCACGTGCCGCCCGGTCGCAAGCGTCGCGTTCGTTCCCGAGATCACGCCCTGCCCGCTGTCGTCGGTGTGGCTTCCCGGCGCCGTGCCGACGCCGACGAACCCGAGCGAGTGGTAGACGCCGACGTTGGCTGGCGTGCCGGTGTCCCATCGAAACTGCACCTCGATCGGATCGGTCGCCGCGGTGCGCGCGAAGCCCTTCGTACCAGCGGTCGTGAGCGCGCGATCGGTCCAGCCGTTCGCGACGAGGAACGTCGACAGCTTGTCGAAGAGATCCGAGACGCCGCTTGCGGTGCCCTGCTCGAACGCCATCAGACACCCTCCTGCAGCGCGTAGAAGCTGTACGTCTCGGTGCGCACACCGCAGGGGAACGCGCGGTAGACGATGCTTGGATCGTTCGGATCGGTGAACGTGTCCTCGGATCCGATCGTCGTGAGATCGGTCTTCGTTCCGCCGCACCAGTGGAAGTTGAAGAACCGACCCGCCGGCCCGAACTCGATCGGTGCGACCTTGCTGTTGCGGAGCTCCACCACCACCGGAAGCAGGTGATGCGCGTTCGATCCCGGAGCCGGCAGCAACAGGACGGTCGGCGAGACTCCGGTCGTGCTCGCGATCGTCGACGACCACGCGAAGTTCCCCTCGCCGCTGATCACGTCCATCTCGCTGCCGGAACCCTGCTGCGGCGCGCCGATCGGGAACACGTTGCGCACGTTGGTGATCGTCATCGGGAACGCCGTTCCCTCGGCGTTGTTGATCCCGAGATAGGTTCCGTCGTCGACGCGACGGTAGAACATCGACGTGGTGCGGTTCGTGTTGCGGAACGCTTCGGTGATCCCTGTCACGTCCGCCGGCGACGTCGCGCCAGCGTGCCAGGTCCGCGATCCCGAAACCGAGCCGAACATCACCATCGGGTACGGTGCCTCGATCGCGGTGCCGAACGGATCGAACAGCCCGAGGTAGTGCGAGTGGTAGGCGGTCACGGTGGTCCCGACCGTCTTGTGCACGCCCGCGATCTTGCGCCCGTCGGTCGACAGCCACGACTCCTCAGCCTCGTCGAGGCTCGGGATGTAGCTGCCGCCGTTGGGCGAGACGACGTCGCTCGACGGGTTGGCTCCGAGTTGCGCCTCGAGCGCCAAGCCATCGTTGTAGACGTCCATCACCACTTCGAGCAGGCCCCAGTAGTCGGTGACGCCCGACTCCTCGAACCACGACACGTACCCGATCAGCGGCTCATCGCCACCGAGCACCGTGCCGCGCAGGACCACCTGCTTCTCGTCGGTCTCGCCGTGCGGCGTGGTGTAGTTGTGATCGTCGCGCAGCGTGACCCAGCCGGTGTCGGCCAGCGTGACGTTGATCTGCGCACCGGTGCCGGTACCGCCGGTGAGCGCGAGGCCCGAGGTCCCGGTGATCGCCTGCATGGTCGTATTGACCGTCAGGCCCGAGCCGGTGCCCGCGGCGGGGCCGATCTTGGTCGTGGTGGCAGCGCTCGCCGCGGGGTCGGTGCCGTCCTGGTAGTTGCCACCGCCCTCCCAGATCGAGATCGTCGCGGCGGCGCTGCCGCTGAGCGTGTTGATCCGGATCTTGCACCGCTGGCGGAAGTCCGTGCCGGCGACGTGCCCCTCGTTGATCTCGACGATGTTCCCGACCGCGTAGCCGGTGCCGCCGGCGTTGACGGCAACCGTCGCCACGCGGCGCCCGAAGCTGCCGCCGCTCCGGATCCGCAGCCCGGTGATGCTGCCGCCGCCGCCGACCGCCGTCACAACGAAGTCAGCGGGGTGCAGCGCCGAGGCATGGGTGTAGCCGAGCACGTCGCCGACCACGTAGCCGGTGCCCGGAGCCGAGATCGCGGAGATCGTCGCGATGTGCTTGCTCGTCGCGTGCTGGACGATCTGCGCCAGCAGGTCGCGGTAGAAGGACTGCGTGGTGTTGACGGTGAGGATCTTCTGCCAAGCCATCAGCTACCTCGCTCCCATGACCGACTTGAACCGCTCGGGGTTGCGGGCCACCACGTTGATGATCACGTCGTCTAGATCGCCCGAGGCGATCGCTGCCGAGAACTCGTTACTGTCGGAGACGTTCACCACCGTCACGCGCGGCGGCTCCTGCGTCGCGCCCGGAAGGCTCGCCTGATGCGGCACGATCGTGCCGCTGCTGTCCGGCACGAACAGCTCGGAGCCGCCCTCGCCGACGCGCACCACCTCGCCCTGCCGCACCCGGCCGCCGTGCTGGAAGCTGGGGACGCCGCCTCCGCCGCCGAAGTTGAGGCCGCCGGCCAACGTGGTCGCCGCGCCCGCGCCCGGGATGAACGCCGACAACGCGCGCACGATCAGGAGCCGCGTGATGATCTGCAGCAGGTCGTCGACGATGGCCGAGGCGAACTCCTTGAAGGACAGCTGACCGGTGCGCGCGAACTCCAGGATCGCGTTGGTTGCCTGGTCGGCGAACACGTTGACGATCGACTCGCCGACCGAAGCCAGGTCCTCCGCCTCGCGGCGGATCTTGATGAAGGCGCGCTCGAAGCCTGCACCCAGCTCGGTCGATGCTTCGAGCTGGCGGAGCTTCAGGTTCTCGATCGCGATCGCGATCTCGTTGGTCAGCTCTGGTTCTTGCAGGCGCAGCTCGCGCAGCTGCCGTTCCTGCTCTTGAAGCTGGCCCGTTAGATCGATCTGGCGCGCCAGCTGCTCGAGCTTGCGCTGATCTTCGATCGCCGACTGCTTGGCGATCTCGGCAAGCTTGGCGAACTCCGCGACGAAGTCGGCAACCGGATCGACCTGTTCGCCGAATCGCTCGAGCGCCGCGTTGAACTCTTCCTGCGAGATCGCGCCGCCCCGCAGCAACACCTCGAGGTCGGTGACGATCTGGGCGTACTCCTCGGCCGGTCCGCGGATCTGCTGCAGGAGATCCGCCTGGCGCTGAGACTCGGCGTTCAATCGAACCAGCTCCTCGATCTCGGCGCGCAGCGCAGTCAGGCGCTCATCGCTCAAGTCGATGTCCTTCTTCTTCAGCTCGGCGGCTCGCTTGCTGATCTCCTCCTGGATCTCGCGTTCCTGCGTCGAGAGGCTGATCAGACGAGCTTCTTCCTCGAGGTCGGCGATCACAGCTCTGGCGGCTTCGCTGTTGATCTTCTTGGCTGCGGCAGCAGCCAGATCCGACTCGGCTCCGCGTTCGGCCTCGATCCGCAAGTTCTGCTGCTCCAATCGCAGAGCTTCGAGACGGAATCGCAGTTCCTCACTCGTTCGGTTGAGGATCACTCCGGTCTGCTGGAATGCAGCGAGCTCGGCTTCTGCTCTGGCGATGTCGTCGCCGATGACACCGAACCGACTCAGCGTTGCTTCGCGATTCAGGTTCTGGACCGCATCTTCGGTCTCTTCGATCGTCTCCTTGACCTTGGCGACTGCGGCCGTAGCAAGGGCTGCCGCTCCGGCCAGTGCTACGAACGGCAATGCCGCGACGGCGAACGTCTTGGCGGCCGCGGCAGCTGCTGGGAATGCTGTGTTCGCAGCGAACAACAACGCCGTCGAAAGAACGCCAACGCCAACCGCTGCAGCTTCGGAGTTGTCGGCCAGGAACAGAATCGATTGAGCGATTGCCCTGCTCGCCCCGGTCGCTTCGTTGAAAGCCCCAACCGACTTCAGGACCTCGTTGCGCAAGACCACGAAAGCCTGACCGATGCTCGGCACCGAGGTCGCGAACCGTTCTTCCAGCGACCCCGCGGCACGCTCGAACGCGCCGATGATCACTTCCGCGGTCAGCTCACCTTCGAACGCCATCGCGCGGATCTCGGCGCGCGTCTTCCCGGTCTGCTCGGCGATCACGTCGAGCACCACCGGGATCTGCTCGCTGACCGAACGGAACTCGTCGCCGCGCAACGCACCGGCAGCGAGACCTTGCGACAGCTGGATCAGGCCGGCGCTCGCTTCTGTAGCGCTGGCACCCGAGAGGATGATCGCCTGGTTCAGCGACTTGGTGAACCCGAGCAGCTCGCGATTGCTCTTGCCGAGCGTGTCGGCCTGGAACGCGAGACGCGTGAAGATCGTCGACGTGGCGCTGAGTTCGGAACGGGTTTCCTTGCTGATCTCGAACAGCTCGGCTTGGACGTCCGCCAGCTCCTGCTCGCTGTCGGTGACGACCCGCAGACGGTTCTGCAGATTCGTCATCTCGTCGGACAACTGGGCGAACTCTTTGACCAGAAAACCGACCGTGAGACCTGCGAAGAGGCCACCGAAGATCGACTTCAGGGACAGAGCCTTTTGCTCGACGTCACCGAGGTCCTCCTCGAGATCCTTGATCCCCTCGCCGCGCACGTCGCGTCCGATCTGGCTGATCCGCGCGTCGGTGATCAGCGCCTGCGTCTCGGTGCGCTCCAGGGTGGCGTTGATCTGCAACAGCGCTTGCGACACCCCTTGGTCTCGAACCGACAGCGCCTCGATCAGTGCACGCTTGACGTCGAGCGCCTCCTTCTCGAGACGGTCGAGCTGGCCCGCGATCTGCTGGGTACCTGCCGACGTCTTCGGGACGATGACGACATCAATCGGGAACTCGTTCGCCACCCCTCACAACCTCCTCGTCTTCTTCGCGCCCTTCTTTGCCTTCGCCTGCAGCGCCTTCCGGCGCTCACGCCGTGCGGCTCGTTGTCGCTGTGCGTCCTCCTCCTTGCGCCCGTGCTCGCGGTAGGCAGCGTCGAGAGCCAGCATCACCTGCGCGAACCAGAACTGCGCGGACCGACTGAAACCCATCTTC